TTCTTTTTCATAAATTTTATGAAGAATTAAAAAGAAATGAATGGAAATTTGATGAAGCAGAAACAAAGACAATGGTTAAAGAAATATTTAAAGGTAAGAGAGTACAAAAAAGATTTCCTAAAGCTCAGGAAAATGCAATCTGGTGCACTGAATTAGAGATGGAAAAATTTACTGAAGAAGATCCTCCAGAAGAATTATTAGAGTTTGATGATAGTGACGATATAGTATGATATATAAATTTTATGGCCCACCTGGTACAGGTAAAACCCATAGATTAATTAATAGAGCTAAGGCATATCTTAGAGTGGGAGTCCCTATTCATAAGATAGGATACTTTGCGTTCACAAGAAAGGCAGCTAAAGAAGCTAGGGAAAGAATGCCTATATCCGATAAAAAACTAGAGCATTTTCAAACTCTTCATTCCTTTGCATTTAATAAACTAGGATTAGAAGAAGAAAGTATTATGCAACCTTATCATTATGAAGACTTAGGAAAAAATTTAAACATTCGTGTTAACTATGTAGATAAATACAATGAAGAAGAAACTCATTATCTAACATGTAATAATCCTTATTTTCAATTAATTGGAAGAGCTATTAATCGTGACGTCGATATACGAGAAGAATTTGATCGAGGAGAACATGATCGTAAAGAAATAAGATGGAACACTTTAAAACATATTTATGTTAATTTTTTGAATTATAAAACTAAAAATCGATTGTCTGACTTTAATGACATTATTACTAATGTTATTAAAAAAGAAGATGAACTTCCAGAATTTAGAGCTATTTTTATTGATGAAGCCCAAGACTTATCTCCCCTTCAATGGAAACTGTATGATGTTTTAAAGAAACGTTCCCAAGATGTTTATTTAGCAGGAGATGATGATCAAGCTATCTTTGCATGGGCGGGCGCAGATGTAAGTAGATTTATTAAAGAATCCGCTAAAGAAAAAGTTTTATGTTATTCTAAGAGAATATCTTCTAGCGTCCAGGAGCAATCTACAATACCTGTGAGTCGGATATCAGGCATCAGGAAACACAAAGAGTATTTTCCCAGAGACTATAAAGGAACTTCCCAATATATTTCAAATCTTAATCAAGTAAACTTAAATAAAGATAAATGGCTTATTCTCACTAGAACCAAAAGTAATCTATTAGAAATTATGAAAGAACTTAAAAAAAGAAATTTGTATTTTGAAACTAATAAAGGAAAAAGCTTTAAGGTAAGATTATACAAAGCCGCTGTAAATTATACTAGATGGTGTATGGATGAAGCCCTTGAGCAAAGCGCAATTAAGGATATTCAAGATTTTATTCCTGGCCGTAATTGGGATTCTAAAAAACCTTGGTATGAAGTATTTACTAAGGCATCAGATAAAGAAGTAAATTACATTCGTAGTTTACTAGAGAAAAATGAAAAATTAACTGAAGGGGCACGTATTTGGTTATCAACTATCCATGCTATTAAAGGAGGTGAAGAGGACAATGTAATATTAAGTTTACATCAAGGGGATAAAATTCAAAAAGCCATTAAAAGAAGTAAAGACAAAGCTGATGAAGAAGAAAGAGTTTGGTATGTAGGAATTACTAGAGCACGACAGAATTTATATAAATTAAAAGCAAAAATTAAAAGAAAGGAATATAGGTTATGAAAGAACTTCAGTCCAAAGAAGCTAGAAAAAAAGCAAGAAAAAAATGGAGACAAAGTCCCAAAGGTAAAGCATGGGATGCTGCTTATAATCAACGGCCAGAAGTTAAAGCACGAAGACATGAGTATTATATTAAACATTTAATAAAGGAATGTACACAATGAGTGACGTATATAAAAAACAAGTGGGAGGATCTCATTATCAAAATATGAAAATTCAACCCAGTGAATTTATAAACAAAAATAACTTGCCCTTTGCAGAAGGAAACGCTATAAAGTATTTGTGTAGGCACAAGCAGAAAGGACAAAAGCAGGATTTGGAGAAAGCAATTCACTATTGTCAGATGGCTATTGAAAGAGATTATCCTGCTCAAGACAAAGAAGAAAAAAATAATTCATGGGGGATTGTAAAGAAATGAAATGGAATAAGAATGAAATTCTTATAGTAGATAATTTTTTTGATGAACCTCACATTAAAGAAGTACACATCGATCTTAATAATCTTATTCAAGGGGGAAAATTTGTTAATCGTTACGTGGCATATAATAACACTGCCTACCAACAAACTTATTTTAATGTAGATTTAAGTAAAAAACATTTTGCCGTGGATTATATAAAAAATTTCTTTTTAAAAAAATATGATATAAAAATTAAACAAATGGCTTCTCATTATTGGTTTAGTGGTATTAATGTTACACCTACTCCTCATCTGGATGATAATTTTTTAAACTGTTGTATTCAATTAAAAGGAAATAATTTATTACATAATGGACTTGGTATATATGAAGAAGAAAATGGTAAATCCAGATTACACACCCACCTTGGTTTTAAAGAAAACCGAGCTATTATCTTTGATGGTATGGAGTACATGCATGCTACTCTTCAATCTTTTGGTAAGCAAGCATCACCTCGATACATAATGGTTAATTTTATTTCTAAGGATTGTTTATGATATTACCCCCAACAGAATGGGTAGCACCCACAGAATACCCAGACCTACGATCTTATGACGAGATTGCAATTGACTTAGAAACACGTGATCCAGATTTAAAAAAGAAAGGTTCAGGGGCAGTTATTAATAATGGAGAAGTAGTTGGAATTGCTGTAGCTGTTCCGTCCGCTTCCTGGTATTTTCCTATTGCTCACGCGGAAGGTCCTAATTCAGATCGTAAAAAAACTTTAGAATGGTTTAAAGATATTTTAGAATGTCCCGCTACTAAAATTTTTCATAATGCTATGTACGACGTTTCTTGGATAAGAAACTTAGGACTTAAAATTAATGGTCTCATAGTTGATACAATGATTGCATGTTCTTTATTAGATGAAAATAGATTTTCATATACTTTAAATACTTTATCCTGGCATCATTTAAGTAAAGGAAAAAATGAATCTGCTTTAAACAAAGCTGCCAAGGAAAGAGGACTAGACCCTAAAGCAGATATGTGGAGACTTCCAGCAATGGAAGTAGGAGCTTATGCGGAAAAAGATGCTGAATTAACTTTAGAGTTATGGCAAAAATTAAAAAAATTAATTGTTGAAGAAGACCTTCAGGATATTTTTAATCTGGAAACTGATTTGTTTCCTTGTCTCGTTGACATGAGATTTCTCGGAGTGAGAGTGGACGTTGAAAGAGCGCATGAATTGAAGCGACAATTAACATTACAAGAAGAAATGCTACTCCACAAAATAAAAAAAGAAACATCAATAGATACTCAAATATGGGCAGCACGTAGTGTTGAAAAAGTTTTTCAATACCTGAAGCTACCTTATAGCCGTACTGAAAAGACCGACTCTCCTTCATTTACTAAAAACTTTCTTTCTAATCATAGTCATCCGATTATTAAGATGATAGCAGAAGCACGGAAAATAAACAAGATCAATACTACCTTCATAGATACTATTTTAGATTATGAATATGCAGGGCGTATTCATGCAGAGATAAATCAAATACGATCAGATGATGGGGGAACCATTACTGGTAGATTTAGTTATGCCAATCCTAATCTCCAACAAATTCCTGCAAGAGATCCAGAGTTAGGTCCTCAAATTAGATCTATTTTTATTCCTGAACGAGAACACCAGTGGGGTTGTTTTGACTACTCGCAACAGGAACCAAGATTAGTTGCTCACTATGCATTAAAATTTAAATTACCATCGGTTAATCCCATTGCCGATTCTTACGATACTGAATTGAGCACAGACTTTCACCAAATTGTAGCAGACATGGCTGAAATTCCTAGAACCCAAGCTAAAACAATTAACTTAGGATTATTCTATGGAATGGGTAAAGCAAAACTTCAAGCAGAATTAGGAGTGAGTAAAGAGAAAGCTAATGAATTATTTACTAAGTACCATACAAAAGTACCTTTTGTTAAACAATTAACAAATAAAATTATGAACGTTTCCCAAGATAGAGGTAAAATAAAAACATTATTAGGAAGAAGATGCAGATTTCCTAAGTAAGAACCTATCCTACGAGGAGATGATTGGGGAAAATATGTGCCGGCAGAAGATCATGAGAGAATGTTAAATCTGCAGGAGATGGGCGAATACCTAAAAGATGAAGACGGAAAAATTTTAAAAGACAAAGATGATAAACCATTAAAAAATTATTGGCATAAGACTGGTTCACGCAGAGCATTTACTTATAAAGCTTTAAATAAATTGATACAAGGATCAGCTGCCGACATGACTAAAAAAGCAATGTTAGAATTATATAAAGAAAAAATTGTTCCTCATATTCAAGTTCATGATGAATTGGATATTTCAGTTGAAGACAACAAGCAGGCACTTAAGATAAAAGAAATTATGGAAAGTGCCGTTTCACTTGAAGTTCCTAACAAAGTAGACTATGAATCAGGGCCAAATTGGGGTACAATAAAATAGGAGGACATATGAAACAACTATTGAAACAACTCAAAGTAAAATGGGATGTGTGGTCTCTACACTATAGAGAATACATCGTCGGTTTTATTATTGGATTTATTGTTGGCGCCATTATATTCTAATGAATACTTATGGCTTATCTGAATGCAAATATACCTGTGACGTACGCACAGATTCGAAGAGAATATCTATATGATCTTAAAAAACATCATGGCGAAGTTGAAGATTGTATTATCTTTGGATTGGCTTCGATCACAGGTCGTCCCATTCTTTTCCATGCAATTATGGAAAACGGTGCTGTATTCTATCGTCTGCCGATATCTGCGTTCATACAAAGAGGTTTTAAAGCAGAAGAAGTACCTACACGTAGACTTGATGAGCTGGAGTTATGGAACTGCTTTAGTTATTATCCTGCTATTTCTTCTTACGATATCCTAGACGGACAATCAGGCAAATATATTGGTAAAAATAAAAAATGGTACCACGGTGCTTACTTATTTACAGTTGACTGGGCACACCCAGAGAGTAATATAGTAGATACAGATCATTCTGAAATTCCACACGAA